CTCGCGCATTAAGAGCCTGTCGGCCGACATCACGTGGGACGAGGCCCGTGCCAAGGGTTACGTCAAGGGTAACATGAAGAAGGAGGAGTTCTTCGCGATCACGAAGCGAACGACTACCCCCACCACGCTGTACAAGAAGCAGAAGCTTGACCGTGACGACATCATCGACATCACGGACCTCGACGTTGTCGCGTGGATCAAGGCTGAGATGCGCGTCATGCTCGATGAGGAGCTTGCTCGCGCTGCGCTGGTCGGCGACGGCCGTGAAGTTGACGACGTTGACAAGATCAACGAGAGCAACATCCGTCCGATCGCTTACGACAACGACTTCTACACCCACAAGGTTACCCTTGGCGCTGGCGTCACCGGTGACGCGGTTGTGGATGAGTTCGTCAAGCTGCGCAAGAACTACAAGGGTGGTTCGAACCCGACGTGCTTCTGCACCGAGGACTTCCTGACCGAGCTCCTGCTCGTCAAGGACACCACCGGGCAGCGTATCTACAAGACTGAGGCGGAGCTGGCTGCGGCTATGCGCGTCTCCAACTTTGTTACCACCCAGGTGCTTGAGGGCCGTGTCCTCAACAACGCACCGATCCTGGCCATCCTGGTCAACATGTCGGACTACACCTTTGGTGCCGACAAGGGTGGAAACATCGGTATGTTCGATGACTTTGACATCGACTACAACCAGTACAAGTACCTGATCGAGACCCGTGTCTCTGGTACGCTCACCAAGTGGAAGACTGCGGTCACCGTTGCTCGTGCCAACGCCAATGGTGTTGTTACGCCTAACGACCCGACCTATGTCTCCGGCACTGGTGTTGTGACGATCGTTGCTACGGCTAACGTCACCTACATCAACGCCGAGACCGGTGCTACGCTCACCACTGGCGCTCAGACCGCTATCCCCGCGGGTGGTTACCTGCGCGTGAAGGCTGTTCCGGCCGCTGGTTACGCGATCGCCAACAACCAGAAGTCCACCTGGCTCTTTAACCGCGCCTGATAAGGTAGGTCTCACTAATGGCTAGATACCATGGTGAGATTGGTTACGGTGTATCTGCCGAGACCCCTCCGAACTCTGGTGTGTGGATAGATGAGATTACTGAAAGATCATATTTTGGTGATGTTGTCCGAAACACAGTCCAGAGTTCGGAGGGCGAACGGCTTAACAATGATATTTCCGTAAGCAACTCAATCAGCGTAGTTGCTGATGCTTATGCCTATGAGAATTTTCATGCCATTAGGTATATTAAGTGGATGGGGTCACGCTGGACCGTTCAAGAGATTGAGGTTCAGAGTCCTCGTCTAATTTTGAGACTAGGGGGTGTATACAATGGGCCGATCCCGTCTTGAGCTTCACGCTCAACTGACAGACATTACTCCCAAAGTATATTACCAACCGCCTAATGGTTTGCGTATGGAGTATCCGTGCATCGTCTACAACAAGTCGGATGTACTGACGCTTCACGCAGGTAACGATAAGTATCGGAATACAACTCGTTACACGGTGACGGTTATTGACCGTGATCCGGATAGTTCCATCCCAGAGTCTGTTTTGGATTTGCCTTTGTGTAGCTATGATAGACGCTTCGCAGCTGACAATCTGAATCATGACGTTTTTACGCTTTACTTCTAGAAAGGTAAAACAATGCCAGTTCTGCAATGGGACCAGTTCGGCGAGCGTTTCTACGAGACGGGTGTCGATCGCGGAGTCCTCTACCTCCCCAATGCAAGTGGGGTTTATGACACGGGTTATGCCTGGAACGGTCTGACCGCTGTTACTGAGTCGCCCTCGGGTGCCGAGAGCAACAAGCAGTATGCAGACAACCAGGTTTACGTCGACCTTCGCTCTGCGGAAGAGTTTGCCGCAACGATCGAGGCCTACACCTACCCGACGCAGTTTGCTCAGTGCGACGGATCGCGTTCGCCCTACTCGGGTGTTCAGATCGGTCAGCAGCTGCGCAAGCCCTTCGGTCTTTCGTACCGCTCACGCATCGGTAACGATGTCGACGGCACGGACAAGGGTTACAAGCTGCACCTCATTTACAACGGTATCGCGTCGCCGACCGAGCGTGCTTTCGGCACGATCAATGACTCGCCTGAGGCTATCACGTTTAGCTGGGAAGTCATGACCACCAAGGTCGAGGTGGGTACCATCAACTCCATCAAGTTCGCGCCGACCTCGTACATCGAGATCGACTCGACCAAGGTCGCTGGCGCTGCTTTGACCAACCTGGAGAACCTCCTGTACGGAACGGCGGGCACCAACGCGTCCCTCCCGACCCCGCAGGCTGTCGCTGCGCTCTTCTCTGGCGGAGCGGCTACGGTTGTCCTTCTCACCAACGCCAACGCCCCGACCTTCGTTTCGGGCACCGGTGTCATCACTCTGCCGGCCGTCACCGGCATCAAGTGGTACATCGATGGCGTACTCAAGACCGCGGGTGCTCAGACGGCGATCGGTACCGGTACTACGGTGGTTGTCACCGCAGTTCCGGATGCCGGTTACGTGCTGGACCCGAAGTCGGACAGCGACTGGTCGTTCACTCGACCGTAATGACAGAAAGGAGGCCAGAGAATGCTTACTATTACTGTCCCAGGACAAGAATTCTACGACGAATCAACCGGAGAGTTCTTCACAAAGGGCGACGTTGTGCTCCATCTAGAGCATTCTCTGGTCTCCCTGTCAAAATGGGAGTCGATTTGGGAAGTGCCTTTCCTTGCAAAGGGAGAACGCACACCAGAACAACTCTATAGTTATGTGAAATGCATGTGTACTCATGCGTTATCTGACGAAGAGGTATTTGGTCGTCTGACCGAAGAGAATCTGACTCAGATTAACAACTACCTAGACGCTAAAAACTCCGCAACGGTTTTCTCTGAGAGTCGCGGAGCACCCTCTAGGGAAGTGATTACCTCGGAGATCATCTACTACTGGATGGTGCAATCTAACATCCCATTCGAGACGCAACACTGGAACTTGAATCGGTTGTTTAACTTGATTCGTATCTACGGAATCAAGAACTCCAAGCAGAAGCGGATGAGTCGTTCCGACGCCCTTTCTCAGCAGCATGCTCTAAACGAGCAACGACGTCAAGCATTGGGAACTAGCGGATAGAAAGGAGGATCTTATGCCCGCAGTCTTGTGGAATGAACCCGGAGCAAAGCTTTACGAAGATGGCATCGATAAGGGTGTTGTCTATGCAGATGGGACTTACGCCGCCTGGAATGGATTAGTTTCGGTTACAAGAGACCCATTCATTCGATCTAGAGAACAGTTGTTCCTTGACGGTCAAGTGTACGGACACCAGACAGTTTATGGTGGACACAGTGGAAGCATCACCGCGTACACATACCCAGACATTCTTCTACCCTTCCTAGGATACGAAGACAAGAATCTGGGCGTGTTCTTTGATGACCAACCCTCAGAGTTTAACTTCAACTTGTCATACAGGACTAAGATTGGAAACGATCTAGAAGGACTCGACAAAGGTTATAAGATCCATCTGCTTTACAATGTTAGTTTGGTTCCCGATGCTGTTGAGTCTAATACAATTGATTCCTCGGCAGAGCCAGACTTGTTCGGGTGGTCGTATAGTTGTATTCCCGATAAGTCGGTGGCTAACACCCGACCGGTTTCACATATTGTCATTGACTCGACCAAGGCGCCTTTGAATGCCTTGAATTACATCGAGGAAGTTTTGTATGACGTAGCGTCAAGTGGACCTCGTATGCCCTCGGCACTTGAGGTTCTAACTCTAATGGATGCCGGAGCAGATGTCCTGCTTCCACTTCCCGCGACAAATCGCTACCCGTCTACAACTGTGTATCCCGATACGATCTAAGAAAGGAGTTTCGAAATGGCTTATACGCCAACTACTTGGGCTAATTCACCATCTACGGCAACGCCGCTTAGCGCAGCGAACCTTAACAAGATGGAAACGGGTATCGACCAGGCCCACGACCACCTCGACAACGCCGCCATTCATGTCCCCACAGCTGGCGCAGGCGGCACTACTAACTTCCTCCGCGCAGACGGTACTTGGGCCGCTCCTCCCGGCGGAGCCGGTATCTCAGACGGTGACAAGGGCGATATTACTGTCTCAGCATCTGGAACAGTATGGACCGTCGACAACAACTCTATCTCTAACGCCAAGTTGGCCCAGATTGCTACTGCCCGCCTTCGTGGTCGAGTTACTGCAGCAACCGGCAACGTGGAAGACCTTACTGGCACTCAGGCCACGACGCTTCTTGATATTTTTACTACATCGTTGAAGGGTCTAGCTCCTGCTTCCGGTGGAGGAACAACCAATTTCCTCCGCGCAGACGGTACTTGGGCCGCCCCTCCCGGCGGAGCCGGTATCTCGGATGGCGACAAGGGTGATATTACGGTCTCGGGCTCCGGGGCCGTATGGACCATTGACAATGGTGCGGTTACTCTCGCCAAGCAGGCCAATGTCAACACGGCTCGTATCATGGGTCGTGTTACCGCCGCCGCAGGTGTTCAGGAAGAGCTTACCGGCGCGCAGGCGACCACGCTTCTCGACACGTTCACTACATCACTTAAGGGTCTAGCCCCTGCATCGGGCGGGGGTACTACCAACTTCCTCCGTGCAGATGGCACTTGGGCAAATCCGCCCGGTGGCGCTGGTATCTCAGACGGCGACAAGGGTGATATTACTGTCTCGGGCTCCGGTACTGTCTGGACAATTGACAACAACTCTGTGTCTAACGCAAAGCTTGCCCAGATTGCTACTGCCCGCCTTCGTGGTCGAGTTACTGCAGCAACCGGCAACGTGGAAGACCTTACTGGCACTCAGGCCACGACGCTTCTTGATATTTTTACTACATCGTTGAAGGGTCTAGCTCCTGCTTCCGGTGGAGGAACAACCAATTTCCTCCGCGCAGACGGTACTTGGGCCGCTCCTCCTGGGGGTGGCGGTGTCTCAGACGGCGACAAGGGCGATATTACTGTCTCTGGCTCAGGAGCAGTCTGGACAATTGACAACGGCGCAATTACATTAGCCAAGCAGGCTAACGTTAACTCCGCTCGTATCATGGGGCGTGTCACAGCTTCGGCGGGTGTCCAGGAAGAGCTTACGGGCGCTCAGGCAACAACACTTCTTGACACGTTCACCACATCACTTAAGGGTCTGGCCCCCGCATCTGGTGGAGGAACAACCAACTTCCTTCGTGCTGATGGTACTTGGGCAGCGCCATCTGGTGGCGGTGGTGGATCTGCTGGAGTCGTGAGAGACACAATCACAGCGCCCTCTAACGCTACTGGTGTTGATGGGGACTGGAATATTCTCAGAGTCGGTTCTTTCTCCGCGGTTCTGCAAGAGAGAATTTCTGGTGCATACACAAAGGATTTTGCCGACGCAGGCAGCAAACTCCAGAATTTGTCTCTTAATAGTCGTCCTTCTGGTATGACCGAGTCTCCTGCACCTGGTTGGCAGCTTTACATTAACGACGCAATGACTGCGCAGGCAAACATCGATAAGACGGCTAACGTAGCATACACAAGCACCGGTTTTCACTCGACTGCCGCTGGTTCTAAGGCCGCTGTTTGTATTGACGAATATGCGGCGGTTGGCGGTGGCTCCAGCGGAGCTTTGACATTCCTTTCTGCAACCGCTCTTGTTGGGGCGCTCCCCGAGTCTGGACGATTCTTTACTTTTGGTAACATTGGTCAGTCTGCTGCGGATGCATATGGTTTTGGCATTCGCGTTGATAGTGCTGGAAACTACGTCCTGTTTATGGCCGACGCATACGTTGGCGATGTTACTTTGGTGGGTGGAGGAACTGGAATCACAGCGGGTCAGCGTGTTTTCTTTGAGCGATTCGGCCAAACACTTCGTTGCGGTCGAATTCCTTCTGGTGGTCACACTCTTACCGGAATTCTAGAAGGAGCTATTCCGACTGCCGGTGGTTACGCAGTCGTCTTTGGTAAGGCTGGTATTGGTTTCCATACAGACTCCAACACAGTCCGTGTTCGTGAAATGAGGTTTGTCGGATGACAAGATCACTTAAGCTACCCGTTATTCTGGAAGACGGAACAAGAGTTTATCACGTGATCACGGATCAAGGAGTTACTGTTCTTGACTCGGAAGATAATGTTATCGAAAATCGTTCTTTGACTTCCGAAGAAACTGCGTTCATTTCCGCTGCCGACGCTCAGGTTATTGTTCTTCAGGCACAAGCCGACGAACAAGCCGACAATCTAGCTGCTGCAGAAACGCTTCGACAGTCAATGTTCGATCTAACCGACGACATTATTGCTTGGTGTACTGCAGCTCAGCAGTTCATTCAGACTGGTGGTGCTCAGGGTTCACTCTCCTCGTCCACTTATATTTCCTTGCTGACTCAGGCAGAAACTCTTCTTCTCGCACATAAGAACCTTGCGATTAAGACGGATGCCGTTAATGATCAGCGTGATTGGATGCTTCAGCGGGGCCAGCAGGCACAGTCTATTCTGGCGCTTGCTGCGCTTAGCACGTGAATTGGATTGGCCCGACTATATCTGGTGCAGTCACAAGTCTGTTTGGCTGGTTAGCCTTTCAGTCTAATGGTTGGGCTACTTTCTGGTTCGGTGTTCTATTTATTGGCGGAGTTGCTGAAACAGTCGCTCTTGCTCGACAAGAACGTGGGGACACGCTAAGCGAAACAGTTTGGCGAACAACCAAGCATCCCGCGGCAAAGATTGCACTGGCCGCGTCCCTAGTTTGGGTATTCATTCACCTCATATTTGAGATCTGAAAGGATGAGTCATGATTAGTCTACAATCCTCTGGCTCATTCAAGAAGACTGAGTCATATTTGTCTCGATTGTTAAAGAACGACATTAAGACACAGCTTCAACGATTTGGCCAAGAGGGCGTCACCGCACTATCTCAGGCAACCCCCAAAGATAGTGGTAAAGCGGCGTCCTCTTGGTCATATTCGGTAGAGAAGACCAGAACAGGTTATGAATTGTCCTGGTCTAATGACAACGTGGAAAACGGAGCACGTGTTGTTCTGTTGATTCAGTATGGCCACGGTACTAACGGTGGTGGGTATGTTGCCGGAAGAGACTTCATTAATCCAGCACTAAAGCCCATATTTGACAAGATCGAACGAGAAGTGTGGAAGGTGGTGAAAACAGCATGAGCGATGAGATTGACAACAAAGTTGTTTCTATGAAGTTTGACAACCAACAGTTTGAACAGCGAATCGCGCAAACGATGGCGTCGCTTCAGAAGCTTGATGCTAGCTTGAGCAAGGCTGGCGCGGGCAAGGGTCTGAGTGATATTCAGGCGCAAGCTAACAAGATGAACTTCGACACAATCAGTCGAGGAATTGAAGGGGTGTCTGCAAAGTTTGTTGCTCTGTCTACAATCGCGATTACAACTTTGGCTAACATTACCAATCGCGCCGTTGATGCTGGAATTCGCATCGCAAAGTCTCTGACGATCGCACCAATTGCTGATGGTTTTGCCGAATACGAACTAACCATCGGCTCAATTCAGACCATGCTTGCCAACACGGCACGGTATGGCACCAAGCTTCCAGAAGTCACGGCAAACCTAGACGAGCTGAATGCGTACGCTGACAAGACGATTTACAATTTCGGAGACATGACCAAGAACATCGGTCTGTTCACGAACGCTGGAATCCGAATCGGCGATGCAACGTCAATGATTCAAGGTTTCTCGAATGTTGCCGCTGCTTCTGGTACTTCAGCGGAAGGTGCCGCTGGTGCGGCGTATCAGCTTTCCCAGGCTCTCTCTGCTGGGACGATTCGTCTCATGGACTGGCGATCTCTTACCAATGTTGGTATGGGTAACAAGAACATGCAGGATAGTCTGATCCAGCTCGGTACCGCCATGGGTGCGTTTAACTCGAAGACGACCACGGCAGCCGCGGCAGCCAAGGACTTCAATGGGTCTCTGGAGTCGAAGTGGCTCTCGGGCGACATCATGGAGCAATACCTTAAGATCATGGCCGGCAAGGTCACGCCAGCACAGATGAAGCAGCTGGGTCTTACCGAGAAGCAGATCGTAGCCTTCCAGAAGCAGCAAAAGACTGCCGAAGAGGCCGCCACCAAGGTCCGCACCTTTGCCCAGCTCCGCACCACCATTACCGAAAGCATTGGGTCCTCCTGGTCCGAGTCGTTTAGAGTGGTAGTTGGTGACTTTGAGCAGGCAACCGAGCTCTGGACTAAGGTCAACGAGAAGCTTGGCGGCATCATCGGCCAGTTCGGTGACTCCCGAAACGAGTTGCTTAAGGGCTGGGCCGAATGGGGTGGTCGTGAAAAGCTGATCGAGGCTCTCAACAACGCTTTTGATGCCCTTTACAGTGTCATTAAGAACATTGCTGCTGGTTTCCGAGCTGTTTTCCCACCGATGACGGTTCGTCGTTTGGTTGCTTTGACTTACGGTTTCGCCGAGTTTACCGAAAAGCTCAAAATGGGAGCAGATGGTCTAAACACCATTAAGCAGATTTCGCGAGCTTTCTTCTCGGTCATCAAGATTGGGCTCCAGGTTTTCTCCGGACTCCGTTCTCTGGTCACAAATACATTCTCTATTTTCAAGGACAGTCTAGGCCCAACCGATCAGCTTACTGGTGGGTTGCGTAAGATGCTTGATACCTTTAGCGATTGGGCTAAGAATACGACGTCCATCACAGACTTCTTCGAGAAGTTGCGGACTGTACAGGCCGCGGTACTTGGCCCCATCTTTTCGTCTCTAATCGAGTTGGCCAAGGGCTTTGCCGCTTTGGCAAGTGGTGACACTGAAGGATTCTTTGCTAGAATTCAGACGGCGTTGTACGCACTTAGTCCGCTGACTGAACTATTCAATGGTGCAGTTGATAAGGCTGCAGATGCCATGCAGCGCCTGCTTGATAAGTTCAAGGCGTGGCTTGCTGGTATCGCTGGTCCGACTTTCCAGCCAGTTACTAACTTCATCGATGGTCTTCAGTCCAAGATCACAACGCTCAAGGAGAAGCTCACCTTCAAGCCTAAGCTCGACACGAGCGACGCTAAGGTTGGCGAAAAGGCCCTGGGGGCTCTTCAAGCAACTGGCTCTGGGGCGAAGACGCTGTGGGACGGCATCGTTAGCACCATCAAGGAAGCGGCAAGAATTCTTAAGCCTCTGATCGATGGTATCGGCAACGTTCTTTCTGCAATTGGTCAGAAGCTTGTTCAATGGGCAAAGGACCTTGATTTCACCGACGTTATGCTGATCCTTAATGCAGGTCTGATTTACGGCATCTACCGTCTTATCAAGAACTTCAGCGGTAAGTTGGACGACTTGATTATGGACCTTCGCAACATGGTTAACAGCATCACGGGCATCTTCGACAACCTGACGCAGTCTCTTAAGGTTATGCAGGCCGATGTTAAGGCTAACATCATTCTTAAGATTGCTATTGCCGTCGGCGTTCTCGCGGCCTCGCTTTGGGTTCTTGGTAACATGGATACAGATGCCGTGGTCCGAGGTCTATTCGGCATCGCCGCTGTTCTTGGTCTGTTGTCTGGAGTCATGCTCGGCTTCCTCAAGATGGCCGACAACTCCACATCAGGAATGATGAAGCTTATGGGTATCGGCGCAGTTCTTGTCGCCGTATCTGGAGCTGTCCTTGTTATGGCCGGAGCAGTTAAGATCATCGGCAGTATGAAGCCGGAGCAAGTGGCGACTGGCATTGCCGCGATTGGCGCAATTCTTGGCGGTTTGATGATATTTGTCAAGAAGGTCGGAGTTGCCCCCGCGGGACTTATTGCCACAGCAGCGGCTATGGTGCCTTTGGCCATTGCGCTTAACATATTTGCCAGTTCGGTCTTCCTTCTTGGTAGTCTCAAGCCGGAAGTGCTTAAGCAGGGTCTTGCTGCGATCGGTGCAATTCTTGTCGGTCTAGCGGGTATCTCTAAGATCATGACCGGTGCGGTAGGTATGGTCGCCACGGCGGCCGGAATGGTTCTGCTTGCTGGCGCACTAATCATATTTGCCGGTGCAGTAAAGATCTTTGGTTCTATGGACCCGAAGGTTTTGGCTACGGGCATTGGTTCTATCGCTGCTTCGTTGCTAGTCCTTGTGGTTGCTATGACAGCTGCTCAGGGTATGGTTCTCGGCGCGGTCGCCCTCGTTATTGCTGCGGGGGCTATTGTGCTGTTGGCTCAGGCTATGCAGATGCTAGGTACGGGTATGGATGATCGCCAAATCCTTCGTGGTATTGCGACCATGCTTGCTCTTACTGGCGTTCTTGCCGCCTTTGGTGCGGTTGCATACGTATTTGGCCCGGCCTTGCTTCTGTTGTCCGTAGCTATTCTTGGTGTTGGCGCAGCTATGCTTATTGCTGGTGTCGGTATGATGCTATTCGGTACGGGTCTGAAGCTAGTGGCAGAGGCCGGTCTTAAGACGGTAGAGATCCTTAAGGCCGCTTTGATCGAGATCATTAACATCATTCCCGAGCTTCTTGGCGCTTTGGCTACGGGTCTAGTCAACTTCGTAACAACGCTTGCGTCTAACGGAGAAACACTGACTAAGGCATTTGCGTCCCTTATTGGTGTCATGCTTGACGCAATCAGCGACAGTATGCCTAAGCTACGACGTCTTATCGACGAGCTCGTTACGACGGCGATTCAGGTACTGGATGAAAATGCGCCAGACCTTATTGCCGCCGGGGGTCGATTCCTCAAGAAGCTCCTAAAGGGCATCGAGAATGATATTCCCGAGCTCGTAACGACGGTAAGCAACATCATCGTCAAGTTCATTAACGAGCTGAGCAAGAACCTCGACCGAATCATCAATGCTGGTAGCAACCTTATCCAAGAGTTCCTCTGGGGTATTGCTAGGGAAAGCCTTGAGATTGTCAACACGGCGTTTACTGTTCTCATTATTTTCTTGAATGGTCTTGAACAGTCTATTCGAGAGAACATGAGCACAATCGTCGCTAAGGGCTTTGATATTGCAGAAGCCATTATCGAGGGCATGATCAACGGACTCAAGGACAATAAGTTCGCAGATCGTATCCGTGGTGCTGTGGAATGGGTGGCCAACCTGGTTCCCGACGGCCTCAAGAACGTCCTTAAGATCTTCTCACCCTCCCGAGTGACGACCAAGATTGGTGAACAAACGACCGAAGGCTTTGCCAAGGGTCTGATTAACGCCACGTCTAGGGCCGACATGAAGGAATCCTTCGCCGCTATGAGCAACATATTTAAGGAAGGCCTGAAGGAGATTAACGAGCAGATTGCCGATGCCAAGGCTGAGCGTGACCGTCTGATGAAGGACGAGAATGCTAGCTACGCGGATATTCGGAAGGCGTTCAAGGAAGTCGACCGACTTCAGGCGGAGAAGAAGCGTATTCTGAACACGCGCAACAACTACAACAAGTACCTTGATGACGAGCGTGCTAAGTTGTTGCGTTTGGCCGGTGCTTACGAGACCGTCACCAAGAAGTTGGAAGCAGCTAAGGATAATCTGCAGCAACTCAAGGACGACAAGAAGTCTAAGTACGAAGAACTGTTTAACCAGTACAACACCTTGCCGGACATCGGTAAGCAGACTGGTTTGCAGGGATATTTGCAAGATGTTAAGTCCATAACGCAAGCAAACGAGCAGTACAAGAAGTCGCTCGATAAGCTGCGTAAGCTTGGACTTGATGATGCATCGTACAAGAAGCTTCTCGCCGAAGGTGCTGACGCACAATCCTTGGTCAACCAGCTTGCAGAGGGTGGTAAGGGCGCGGTTAGTGAGTTCAACAAGACCAATAAGGCGCTTGAGAGCTCCGCTAAGAAGCTCGCGCAGGGTGCAGCTAACCAGTTGTTTGACGCCGGTATTAAGGCCGCAGAGGGCCTTGTGAAGGGCCTTCAGAAGCAGCAGGCGAACATCAACAAGGAGATGGACCGTATTGCGAACTACATGGTGTCCAAGATCAAGAAGGGTCTCGGCATTAAGTCGCCTTCACGTAAGTTCATGGAGATCGCCCGGCAGATGATTGCTGGTTTGGTTAA